ATCAAATAATGAATTGGATTTATTTAAAATACGAGTAAGAACCCTTAATCTTAAATATGATATTAAAGATTTAAAAATAAAGTGCGAGGAAATCATGAATAAGAGACAAAGAAAGAAATATCTTATTACTTATAGCTGGTATAATAATGTTCATTTTAAATATCGGCACCGCTATTGCATTATTAATTATAATAAGTTCGACAAAAAAGTTTTCCAAGATATAATAAAAAACGATATAAATAAACAAAATAAAGGATATTGTAAAAAAATCATTATTCATTTGTGTAATAAATTAACAAATAATGAATATAGTAAATGGCGAAATATCCCAGAGTTTAAAAATGATAGATTAAATTATAATGGTTTCGGTAATGAATAAACGACAACGAAAAAAAGCACTTAAAAAAGCCTTAAGTAAATTACCATTAAGAGCTTGGATCATTAATTCCAGATATTCTTTCGGTTATCAGTCTCAAGAGAAAACTTCTATTATATATACCGTGGGGGATAAAATGAATAATAAAGAGAAATGGATTCAAGCTAAAATAGAAATTTCAAGAGGAAAGAAAGAAATTGCCAAGCTTAAGAAAGAACTTAAAATAAAAGATAACGTTATTGATCTTGCTTGTGCCGGTAGAGCACAGGTTCAGATTAATGGGTTATGTTCAACATGCCCATTTTATAATAAATGTTCCGAAGAAGGTATAAATTGTAGTCTCAAATTTAAAGAGTGGTATTTAAGTATAGCTACCGAATATTTTAAAGAACTAAAAGAGGTTCGTAAGAAATGATTAAAGGTGGAAAGCTCCGCGGTTATTCTCAAAAGGAATTAACAACTCAAGAAGAGAACTTCCATCTATTAAGAAAGCGATCAGTTGAATGTATAAACTGTAATAAGTCAACAAGTGATTACCGTAGAAAAGAAGGTTGGATAACAATCTCTTCCGATTCAAATACAGGCGCCCGGTTAATAAAGATAAATAAAGTATGTCTTCATGTTCAGAAGATTCAAAAGAATGAGCTTTATGTTCCATCAGAACGAATAGACTTTTGTGGTATAATGTGTTTGATACGTTATCTAAAGAAGAGGGCTTAATGAAAGACGAGCAAATTGAAGAGTTAATTAAGAAAACTGTAGCCAAAGGATTAAGCATCAAAGGACTCCGGGAACGTGTTTATGAGTTATCAGATATTATTTCCGATTTAGTCGATGAGAAAAATATTTATGATAAAGAAATCGAAACAAGGTTAAATAAGATTCCACCCGCAATAAGTATAAAGAATCCCGGGTGTTATTGTATGTCTATTAAATTCGATGTTAGGACCGGGAAAACAATGGCAGTTTATTGCGGCCATAAAGGTAGAAATATAAATCTAAAAGAATGTGAAGATTGTGATCAAAGGCGGGATAATGCCAATACCTAAATTCACCGGGAAGTACTGTAAAAATAATTGTTTCTATCTAACAAGTCTAAATACCTGTGCACTATATCCGACTGGTATAAACGGAACATTAAAGCGCGTTAAAAAAGGCAAACGTTTAAGGGAACATGCGTGTGTAATAAAATATGGATTAATTGGACGTAGAATAAAACCTAAGACTTTTAAATCTATTATAATTAAAGAGACAACAACCAGTGAAATAACAAAGCGTTGGATAGTAAAATATAAGTGGAGACAAGCCGGTATCGGAAGTATCTATTATTGTCGTTCTAATCAACGGTATTGTTTCATCCCGATAACGATAGGGAATAATCTAATTAACTCAAATATATTAAGAGAGTTAGCGGATTTCCTTGACGCAGCAGATAAAGGATTAAAAATAAAAAAGGGTGATAAAGATGGCTACAATTAAATCAAGTGGACTCGGGCAATTAATATGGAAGTCTCTAAAAGGTGTTCTTAAGACTGAATGGCGTAAGAAATAAGTTATAATAAGTAAGAGGGAATATGAAAGATAAATTTAGCAAAGATATAATCAAAAAAACAAAACAAATTGTTAAAAGATTTAAAAAGAAACGTGATCAGCAATTAATAGATGCTGCGCACGAAGACGGATTTATAATTCAAGATAATAAACTAATATTAATAAAAAACGTGGGGGATCTAAATGAATGTTAAAATATTCTGCGGTACAAATGTGCCAGATTTAGAAGAGGAAATAAACGAGTGGTTTTATGCTCGACCTGATAATCTCAAAACTGATATTAAATTTATATGTCAAAGTGAAAGTACACAATCCCTTTCAATATCAATATTTTACACGGAGGCATAATGAATTCGGGAACTAAGATAGGGATGTTTAGCAAAATAAAGAATATCTTTCGTAACAAGAAACAGCTGGTTAATATTGTAATAGTTAAAGAAAAAGAGGTTCCAACAAAGATAGATTTCACTAAAACTGGCATGAGTCTATCTAAACAAAATTCAATGCTTTATAAATCAGATTACGATAAAAGGTTAGCTAAGAATCAAAATAATCAAAAGAAAAGAATTAGAGCGCAATGGAATAAAGATAGGTTACAATGTCTTTAAAATTTTTTATATTTAGATTAGATCTAATGAAATCTAAGGATCTAGATCAGCATATTAGTATTGAAAATGGGAACGGAGAACTATCGGTTTCTGGAAATATATATAGATGCAGTTTTAATTTTTCAATCCTATGTGAAATCAAGCAATTATTTTTATTTGCGGTCTATATTAATATAGAGAAAGTATGGGTAAATATGATAGAGCATAATAAAAGACTCGTAATATATAGGAAAGACTTAAAAGAGCGCGAAAAAAAATATATGATGCAAAGAGGTATTAATGAAACCAAAGAAAATAGAGAAGCTTGTTAAAGCGCGGATACTTGTATTTGATTTATGCCGCGAGATAGAAGAGCAAAATTTTGATTCTAAAAAGAAGCACCTTGAAAATTCACAAGAAGTTGAGAGAACTTACGGGCTCTATAATTCAGCCATGGATAACAACCGGGAATTAGAATCAGCTAACACTCTTCTTAAAGAAGAGAATAAGAAGTATATTCTAAAAGTATTAGAGATAAACGATCTTAATAATAAAATCAAAAAAGTAAAGAAGGAATTAAGCACCGTGAAATATTTATATAATAAAGCTCTTAAAACAATTGTGCGTATGGTTAAGAAAAATACTAAAGGAGTAAAGGAATGAAAAAGAAAAGTAAGCAAAACTGTCAAGGCTAATACTAAAAGAAATTATTAATATAAAACATTCCTTGCAATTTAAAAAGAAGAGTCATATAATATAATTATGGATATCAAGGATCTTAAACTCGGAACTAATGTAATAATCATTCCCGGAAATAAAGTAAACATAAATATTTCAAAGATAGGGTCTGATTATATTAATGGATATCTCGAAGGACATCCTATTTCCGCTGGGATTCGAATTTCAAAAGATACAGTAAAAGAATGGATGAAACCAAAGGAGACTATAAATGAGGGAAATAACAAACGTAAATCAAATAGTACCAGCAAATCATAAAATCTTAATTAAAGTTGATGCGGATATTGAAAAGAAAGGATCTGTATATATCCCAAAGACCGAAGATCAAAAAAAGGAAATCTGGGCCGGTGAAGTTATATGTATAAGTCCCGGATGTGATTTGGCTGACGCTTGCTGTGAGAAGCTTAAGCCCGGCGTTATAATTATCACAGACTGTAATTATTTTTTATGCGCTCAATTTATAATAGGTAAAGATACTTATGCTCTTATCGATGAGGGAGAGATTGTTTGTATTCTTAAATAATGATATTACCTAAAGAACTAATTATCGCAGGTCGCGAATATAAAATAAAAAAAAATCCTAAGTCAGCAGGTGGAAATGGTAATATTCGTGATTGCATAATAACTATCGGGACTAGGTTGCCGAAAGAGATTCCAATATTATTTATACATGAAGTTCTTGAGGTTATTATGGTTGAGCGGGGGGTAAGGTTTGATCGTACAAATGATTTACCTTATGAATTATTATTCAGTTTCAATCATAAAGAGTATGAAAATATTGCATGTGATTTAGCTTTCGCTTTAAAAAATGTAAATTTCCAAAACGGAAATCAAATAAAGGATAAAAAAAATGGCCAAAAGAAAGACAAGAAAGAAATCAGTAAGCAAAAAGAAAGCAGCTCCCAAGAAAGTAAATAGAGTTAAACGCGCAAAACCCATAATTGATGAAGCATCTTCGTTTAATGAAGCTAAAACAAAAGATGAAGTTGTTAAGCCCGCCGCTAAGGCGCCTGAAATTAAAAAAGGGTGGAGCGTTAGTGAAGCTGGTATACTTCTAAGAGATGGAGAGCTTGTTAAATGTCCCTTCGAAGGATTCAAACACTGTAATAATAAATGCCCTCACTATGAAGATATTAAATTATCACCTCCAAAAACAAGAGTTGTAGGTGCTACGTTAACATGCGGTACAGGAAAAAGAATAAGTTTCGATAGTTAAGTAAAAAAATTGCATTCATAGGCTCGGGTGAGATTCCGACTGTTTGGTTACATAGGCTCACCCAGCCATCCGGAGGTAAAATGGCAAAGACAAAGATCATAGTAAATTATTTATGTAATCATGATGGAAACACATTAGATCCTATCAGAGAAGTCTTTTACGATGTTATGGACGTTAAAGAAAAAGAATGTACTTGTTTAAGAAATAAAGATGGTATAGTTATTCATACTCTTATGAATAAAGCAATTAAGTATGAGGAAATAAAACCCGAATGAAAATAACAGCTATTTATTTTCATGGGTCTCAAAGGGGAAACTTCTGCGGATACTGTGATGTTGTTTTCGATAGAACTCTAAAAATAAATAAAATTCGAATTGTACGAAACCCAGATAATAAAATTATAATATGTATGCCTAATAGGAAAAATATACATGGAGAATGGGAAGATGTAGTCCATCCTATAAACTCACAACTCCGCAATAAAATCACTGAGCTTATCATCGAGGTCTACTCGTGGAAAATAAAGACTCAGAAGTAGACGAATATCTTAAAAAATTAGAAGATCCAAAATTCTTTATTGAATCATGTCTTTCAATTATAGATAAAGATTCCTGCGATGTTCCTTTTATTTTCAATTCAAACCAAAATCGATTTTACGAAGAGCGCTCTAAAGGCACTATAATCGGTAAATCTCTCTTATTTCTCGATGCTATTCTTAAAGCCCGTAAAGAAGGCTTCTCTTCAGTTATTGCCGCTATATGGCTACATGCTTGTCTTTTCAAAAAGAATACAAAGGCTGTTATAATGAGCGAAGAGGATGGGGCCACAAAAAGACTATTAGAGCGTGTGGACTATTATATTAAAAGCTGTACAATCGATATAACACTTGGCACTGATTCTAAACAAGGTTATAGTTTCCCGGAAACTAATTCTAACCTATGGATTGGAACTGCTGGACAAAAAGCTTTTGGTCGTGGTGATGATATAACTCATTTACATTGTTCTGAGTATCTCTTCTATCCTAAATTTGGAATCTTAACCGGTGTTCAAGAAGCTATGAGAAATGGCGGATGGTGTATTCTTGAATCTACCGCTAATGGGTCCGGTAATGATGGACATAAGTTTTGGAAAGCAAAGAATAATTTCAAAAAGCATTTTTATGGTTGGCAAGACGACCCTCAATATTGTAGTCCTGATAATACTCCTTTCGAATTAGAACCACACGAGACAGCTATAAAAAAATCTTTAAATCTTTCATATGGACAATTACGGTGGGCTCGTCAGAAAAAAGGAAGTATGATAAATCAGTATGATTTTCCTCAAGAATATCCCGCTAACGAAGCAGAAGCTTTTCTTACGAGCGGAGCAAAAGTATTTCAATGGCCTGATATTAAAAGACAAGAAGATAACATGCGCCCGCATAAATGGATATGCAATTTAAAAAATACTGGTAATAAAATAACAATAGATGCAAGTCCTACTGGTAATCTTACAATCTGGCGTACTCCAAACGATATTAAA